ATCTCGGCGTCGGCGTTGGCCTTCATCCGCGCCAGCATCGCCTCCTGGCGGGCCTCGGCCTCGCGCGCCATCTGATCCATCTGCTGCTGCCGCACTTGCAGCGCCATGTCCTGCTCCGCCTGCCGCTGCTTCAGCGCGGCGTCCTGCTGCGCCATTGCCGCGGCGCGCTGGTCTTCCTGCTGTGCCTGCATCGCCTCGCGCTGCGCTGTCTGCGCATCTAGCTGCGACTTCGCCTGCATCGCCAGCACCTTCGGATCGGGCGGCGGCGGCTGGTTCTTTTTCTGCTCCAGCCTGTCCATCATTGGCTTCTTGACTGAAGACGGCAGCGGCGCAAGCTCCAGCGCAATCTCCGGGAATTCCTGCAAGAATTGCGGGCCAAGGCTTTGCAGGACGATCATCGCGTCGCCCTGCATGTTGATGGTGTCCGGCCCCTCGTCGATAATGATGTCGACGTCGAGCGCCCCCAACGCATTGACGATGACGGGCCGTCCGTTCTGGTCGATCTCCATTTTGTTGACCTGGAAGAATTGCGCGACGTTCATGTCGTCGGTCACGCGTATCCAGCGTTCCTTGCGCCAGTGCCGCTGAATGATGTTCCAGATATCGCGGTAGACGCGGATCTTCCAATTCTTGTAGGCCGTCAAATACGGACCAAGCTCGGCAATCCCCGCCTGCTGAAGCAACTGGATCGCGCGTCCGCTGCTATCTTCCAGGCCCTGACCAATGAGCGCGGGGTTTGGCCCGAAATTCTCAATCTCGTTTTTCGCTTCCTGCAATAACTCAAGCTGTCCCTTGAAGTCGTTGAGCGTGCTGGTGTCGGGCTCCATCTTGAGACCGGGATTTGTCTCGATCCAGCCGTCGGCGCGAGCCCATTCCTTGCGCGCCACCTCGATATTGTCGACCGCACCCTTCTCGCTGACCACTTTGCGGCTGTTCAGCAGGTGAAGGCTCTTGCTGCGGCGGTGATTGACCTCGTCCTGCGGCGATTTCAGGTTGCGGATGAAGCCGTAACGGTCGCCATCGTGATCGACACTTGCAGAGAACACCCTATACCGCGAGAAAGTCTTGCCTTTCTCGTCCAGGAACGGCGACGTGCCGCGCATCAGCATCACGTTGCCTGCGTACAGGCACCAGCGCCACTTTCCGCCCTTGATGTACCAGTGGTCGACCATCCGGATCTTGCCTTCGTTGCTGTTGATCCAGTTCTTTTCGCGGTCGACCTCCTGCGCGTTGACCATGTCGCTGCCGGTCTCGGTCATGTTTTCGATTTCTTCTTCCTTGTCCGGCACAATCTCCTTGATCTGCTCTTTGTCGACCCATTTCGCCACGCCCTGGTAGCGGCTGTCGGTGAAACCCTCGTCGAAGCTGCGCGCGTCGTAGAAAAACCCGTCGCCGTAGACGATGTGCATCTCAAGATGCGGATCGCCGCCGTCCTCGCTCTCGACCAAATCGTATTCGATGCCAGCGATGCCATCGATGGCGGCACCGCGGGCGATGCGTGACGACTTGCTGGCCCAGTCGTTGCTGTCGAGCACGTAGCGCAGCGTAGCCGTGGCGATCTCCGCGCCCTTGTCGTGCTGCGGTGTCCTCGGAAACGCTTTCGGATCTTGCCGAAGCCGCTCGACCAGTCCGATGACTGCGTCGACCTTGCGCACGATGCGATTGCTGGTGACGATGGGCTGCTTGCGGGCGCGAAGCTGGTTGATCTCGTCCTTCGTCCACTGATCGCCGTGATAGTAATGCCGGGCGTCGAGCATCTCGTCGCCTTCGGCGTGCTTCGCCGCGGCATAGTCCTGATACTGACGCTTCAGTCTCGGCAGATCGAAGTGATCTTCGTCGCGGTCCTCGGCATCGTAAGCTTCGCGCTCGGCTGCGCGCCGGGTCTGCCGTGACGGAAATTGATAGACCTGTGCTTCAGGCATCTATCGCCTAGCCAATTTCTTGAACGAACGATGATCGTACCAGCCGTAGTCTTGCTTGCTGGGATATGGAACGGGAGTGCCCGCACCCCTCACCCGCCCGGCAAATAATGCAACATCTCCAGCCTCAATAGCCGAAAGAACGCCATTCGGCAACGCAGGCACGTCGCCGACAAAGGCCGCGCTGTCGCTCGCCTCCGTTGCAGCCAGCGTGCCGACCGCCCTGGTGTAGCCGGTCAGCGCCGCGGTGTCGGCTGCCTCGGTCGCGGCCAGCACCATGACGTGGCGCACTAAACCATTGATTACAGCGGTGTCGCGCGCCTCTGTCGCGGCCAGCGTGCCAAGCACGCCCATGATGCCGGTGATGACGCACGCGTCGGCGGTCTCGGTCGCCGCGAGCACGCCGCGGTTTTCCACAGTGCCGTTGAATGCAGCGGTATCCGGCGCTTCGGTGGCCGCCAATGTGCCGGTCAGACCCGGCGCACCAATCGTTCCATTCAGCGCCGCGGTGTCGCCAGCTTCGGTGACGGTCAGCGTGCCGAACGCCTGTAACGAACCCGTGATTGCCGCAGTGTCCGGCGCTTCGGTGACGGCCAGCGTCATCCGGTTTTGCACGGTGCCGGTCAGCGCCGCGGTGTCGGCTGCTTCGGTCGCGGCGAGCGTGCCGAATGCAGCGAGCAATCCAGTCAGCACCGCAGTGTCGCTTGCTTCCGTCGCAGCAAGCGAGCCGCTGATGCCAGCACCAGCGAGCGATCCGCTGAACGCCGCCGTGTCGCCAGCCTCGGTGACCGCGAGCGCGCCACTCGCCGCGATGTTGCCGACGATGGCCGCAGTGTCCGGCGCTTCGGTCGCCGCAAGCGTCGCCCGGTTCTGCACCGTGCCGGTGAGTGCAGCGGTGTCGGCGGCCTCTGTCGCCGCCAGCGTGCCCATGTTGGCGAGCAAACCGGCGAACGATGGAATGTCGCCAGCCTCGGTCGCTGTCAGCGTGCCGAAGACAGCTAGAATTCCAGCCAGCGCCGCAGTGTCGCTCGCTTCAGTCGCGGCGAGCGTGCCGCTGAAGCTGCTCGCAACGGAAGGCGTCCATACCGTGCTGGTAAGGGCGCTGTTGTTCTGAACAAGCTTGACGTCTTGACCGCCCGTGCCAACCGCCGTCGCTTCCCACTCAACCGCAAAAAACATATACTCGTTGTTGAGTGTGATGAGCGGAGCGGCCCAGGTCACACTCGGCGTGAACGTCGGAAGCGACGCAGACAGCGTGATCGTATTGGTGACCAGCGCGCCGGATGTTAATTCGCGCGCACTCGATCCATCAAAATTAACTGACGCCCAGACCCGGCACCGAACCCTTCCGGTCGCTGAACTGCCGATGTTTGTTTTGATGCCAAACGTCAGCGTCCAATTACCGGACGCGAACGATCCGGTCAGTGGAGCGGGGATAGCAAAGCTGTCGGCACCGCTGGTGCCGACGTTTGGCAGCGGCCCGGTTGCTGCGTCGAGCAGGCTTGTTGCCGATGGACTAGAGCCAAGAAAAGTGGTGAGCCGCGAAAGATAAAACGGCGTCGAAGTCGGGTTGCTGCTGATATCGAAGAATGTCGTAAAACTAGCGACCGAAGGCGGCGAGCCTTGCGGCTGCAACGGACCCCAGCTTAGGCTTGAGCCTGTTGTGGAGAGCGGCCAATAAGTAATGGCCCTGACAACGCCGCCGATGACTGCGGCGGTGTCACCGGCCTCGGTCGACGCGAGCGTGCCGGTGATCCCGACCGGCACGGTGCCGGTGAGCACCGCAGTATCACCGGCCTCTGTTGCCGCGAGCGTGCCGCTGACCGAAAGCGCGCCGCCGAAGAACCACGGTGTCCAGATGTTGCTCGCGGTCGTCGTCGGCGTGAGAAAATCAACGCGCTGATACAGCAGGCTGACCGGTGGCGAATATCGCTGCTGCCAAAACCATGACGAGCGAAACGGTACTTGTCCGTATCCTGCCATGTGTCAGCCTTGCGTGAACTGCACTTCACCAATAAGGGAGGCATTATTGTTCATGCCGTTCGCTCGCCCAACGATGAACGGAACGGTACCGTTGAATAGACGCGGCATTGCGCCGGTCAATGCATCGACGGCGCGAGGATAAGTGTAGCCACTCTCCAACAGCATGAGCGGACGCCATGCCACAAGGTTGACCGTGCCACTCCATGCGATGTCGAATTTAATCGTCTGTACCGATTTCACGCCAAGGTCGTCCGGTGCCAATCCCAGCGGATAAAAATTTCCGCTCGTTGATGGATTGCCAGCGGCCGACATCGTGTGGATGGTCGAGCCCTGGCTGCCGATTGTGTTTACGCCCGTGACCGCCACGCCCGCCGAATTTGTGTAATCGCAAGTGATGATCTGCACGCCAGCGAGCGGAGCGCCAGCGCTCACCTCAACGGCAAGGTATACACCCTCGCCATTTGTCCCACCGTTGACGTCTCGCGCGGGCCATGTCGGCGTTGCTGGCGAAATCGTCTGCACCGTCGTGATGGCGGTGTTGATGCCGCCGTTGCTCCACAGCCGATCCGCCACCATGAGGTAGGGGAAAACCGGCGTGATGATCTGGATCTGATTACAACTCCCCTGAAAGCGCGCGATATAACCATTGCCGCTCGGTGGATCGTTGTACTGGATTTGATTAGCGACAGGCCCAGTGAGGATTGCCCCGTCAAGCGTTGTCGATTGCGGACCCGCCGCCGGAAACCCTGTCAGTGGCCATGAAGACCACAAGCGTCCCGGCGAGTTGGACGATCCGACCAGCTTGCTGAACATCTGCGGCGGCTGCAAGCCGCTGATCACGCCTGCGAGCGAGGTGATCGCCATCGATCACCCCTGCGTTACGGTGTAGCCACCGGTCAGATTAACCGCGGCGGCTTGAGCCGGAATAAATATCGGAAATAGAACGCTATCGTTCCAGATTTGCGGCATGCCGCCCGTCACCAAATCGATGGACGATCCGACATATGAGCCGGTGATCTCCAGCGAGGCGATGACGCGATAGGCGACCAGATTGCAAGAGTTGGCGGTTGGCACGAGGCTGAACGTCAGGGTCTGCACCGACTGCACGCCGAGATCGCCCGCCTGCAATCCGATGGGATAGAACGAACACTGCGGCGACGACGCGGCGGTTGCGAATGCGTTGACACCAACACGCCCCGACGCGCCTGCGCTGTTGTTGTAGCTGACCGTGATGACCGGGGCATTGGCCGCGCCGGTCGCGTTGTATTCCAGGCCCAGGAACACGCCCTTGCCAGCCGTCGCGCCGTCGATGTCGCGCGCGGGCCATGTCGGAGAGTTGATCGTTTGCGGCGTCGTGACAGCGGCGAAGCCGCCGTTGTGCCACAGGCGGTCGCACAACAAATACTTTCCACCGATGCCCGCCTCGCCGGTAAACCGCGCCAGATAGCTGTTGCCAGACGACGGGTTGACGAATGGAAGCTGGCCGGGCTGCGGTGCCGACAAGATCGAACCAGCAAGCGACGTCAAAACACCGCCCGCGCCAGGAATACCACCAAGTGTCCACGGCGAGATTGGTCTGCCGGACGGAATGGACGGCGAGACCGCCTTGAAAAACCAGCGATGCGGCTGCATCCCCGCAATCGCTTGGTCGAGTGTCGTGATTGCCATCAGGCCCTCACGGTGAATGCGTGATGGTGCCCGCGGTGATGGTCACCGTCTGGCCGGACGTGATCGACGTCGAGTTGAGAATGATGTCGGTGCCGCTGGTGCCGACCGTGAGACCAGACACAATCGTCGTGCCAGCGTTGTTGCGGAATTCGGCGAGCGCCGCAGTGCCGGTTGCCGACGCCGCAATGGACAGCGGCACGCCAG